GAGCCACAATTAATTTTGCAACTGCTCCAAGTGCCACAACATTATTATTAAAAACGATAAACATACCTGAGAGGTTAAAAGTTAATCGTAGTGTTCAAACACCCGCGTCTGTTGATTATTCAAATACAGCTACTGTATTAAATAACTCAAATACATTTTTAGTAAATGGAAATACTGTAAGTTTTTCTACCCCCAGTGGTCAAGAGGTTACATCAACAGATGAACTTTTTGTGTACATATCTGGTATTCAACAATCCTCCAATGCATATACCTTCCCAAGTGTGGTTTATGGAAACGCTGGTATTGATATTGGAGATAATGTTGCAACACAATTATTACTTAACTTTGATGGTTCAGACGCAGCAACAAGCACAACTGATGCTAGTGATTATGCACACCCTTTTACCTTTCAAGCTGATGCAAAACTTGACACAGCACATAAAAAGTTTGGCACAGCTAGTTTACAACTTGATGGGACAGGTGATTACATAAATACAAGACCAACCGTTAATGAATTTAAACTTGATGATGATAATTTTACAATTGAGTTGTTTTCAAACGTTGGTGGAGCCGCAACAGCTGCTAATGCAACCATGCTAAGTCGTTATCAAGATTCAACTAATTATTATGTATTACGTCATGTAGGTGCTAATTCAAATGTGGGTTTTGTTTATAAGAGTGGTGATACATCGGTTGAGCTGTATGGTGGTAATTGTAATGGTGGTGTATTTTATCACGTTGCGCTTAGTTATAGTAAAGATGATACAAATTTAAGATTATATGTAAACAATGTAAAGGTAGCACACAAAGCGTTTACAACAACAAACAATGTCGCTGGAGATTTAGAGATAGGTAGATTTGGCTCTGTAAATCAAAACTTTACAGGTCATATTGACGCATTAAGGTTTTCAGATGCAGCGTTGTACAGAGCAGCTGGGCTACAACCAGCAAACACGGCACCAACCGTGATAGGAGGGGCACCCCTAGGTTCGATTCAAGATGATACACTTTCTATTCGTAGTTTTTCGGCAACAGTTGAAACTGTAGACCGATTCACTAGCATGACGGATAAGAAACCTGATAAAGGGTTTACAATTGAAAGACAATTTGATGTATCAACTTTTGAGTCACAGAGTGGGTATGAAAAACGTAGATTGATGAGTAGACGACCAAAGCGTCAGTTTGCTCTTAATTATACTAACTTAACTGGGGTTGAAAAAAAGGCTATTGATGATTTTTATATTGCTAGAAATGGCACATTTGAATCGTTTGATTTTGATTTAACTCATTTAAATGAAAGTGGAACTGCAATCTGTAAATTTGCAGACCCACTAAAGGTTACACATGTCCTCTCTGCTGGTAGCAACTTACGAGATAACTTTTTCTCTGTTAGCTTTAACTTGCAAGAGGTATTTGACTAATGAGTGCAAGAACATATGATGTAATTTTAACTGTTGATAATGCTGTTGGTTTTGTTAGTGGTAATGCTATTATTGGAAATACTAGTGTAACTGTTGGCACAATAGCAAATGTTGACTTAGCAAACAACACAGTTAAAGTTAGAATAGCAAACACAATCTCAGAGTTTAGGGCTAGTGAGAGTATTCACTCAAATGCTATAACCATTACTGCAAATGCAAACGCAGGCTTAACAAACACAACCTTTTTTGCAAACACCTATACAGGTAATACAACCACTGCGGCAGCTAATATAACCAATATAGCTCAATCTCCCTTCATAGCAGAAAAAAATTCTTTTACACAAAATCCAATTGTTAGACTGTACAGTTTATATTATCCTGGTGAATGGTACCCTCCTAATCCTAATGGTAATCCAACAGCTCAGGGAGCAGGTAGAGCTTATCCAGTTGACATTCCTTATCGTTTTGCAGAAGTACGAGGTGACTTAGTTTCAGACATTAATTATCGTGTACGATATGGCGGTATTGAGTACATTCCTTATCCAGTTAACTTAAGTGCGATTAATACTGCAACTGACGGTAAGATTAATGAACTAACACTTGAAGTTTCTAACTTTGATAATATTATTAGTAATTTAGTTGAAGACCCTTTTTTGACAGGTAATAACACTTCTAATAGTGTTGTTGCTTTAGTTAATCATGAATTTGTGCATGGTATAGACCCTCGTACAGTCAATGCAACACCAGCACAAGTGGGAAGTGAGGGTGATGAGGCATTTGACAGTTTAACTCGTGCTCGCGCAAACGGATTAGCATTTAGTTCAGATGTTGTTGGCACTTATGGAACAGCTAATGCTAGTTTTACAAGAAGCGAAACACTAAATGTAAGTGGAACCTGGCAGGAACAAAAAATGGACACCAGAGACCTTCTAGGCGGTGTCGTTGAAATAAAATCATCATTTGCACAGTTTTTGGATTACTGGCCTGAATATAGCACAATTAGAACTGTTGCTTCAAATGTTGTTGAGATGGTAACTGCTTTACCTTATAGAGTAGGAGACAATGTTCAAGGGCAGTATGGTGATGTAAAAGTTAATATTCAGCGAATCGAAGATAACAGGCTTATTTATTTATCTGGTGCTATTGGTTCTAATGTAAGTACTGGTGATGGGTTGTTTATTGTGAACGAAGATGCTGATGTTGAGGCATATGTTGAAGACACTTTTAAAATTGACCAGCTTGAGTCATTAAATGAAAATGCAGCTACTTTTGGGTTAATTAGTTGGTTACAGTATTTTAGGTCACAAGTCCCAAAAAGAAAGTATTATAAAAATACGTGTCAATGGGTATATAAGGGAGAAGAGTGTCAATACCCAGGACCAGGTGGTTTAGCTATTCCAGGAACTACTGCTGTATCAAACGCAAATCCAATTGCAGCTAATAATGAAATAGCTAGTGATGCCACTGGTGATGTGTGTGGTAAAAATATTCAAGCATGTACTCTTCGTAATAATCAACACCATTTCGGAGCTTTTCCAACAACTGGTAGAACAATTCCGAAACAGTAATGTGGTACAATAAATATACAGGTTTTCCTTATAAGCACTTAGGAAATGATTTAAAAACAGGTATTGACTGCTTCAACCTAATTAGGTTAATATATAAAAATGAACGTGGAATTGAAATACCTTACACAACATCTGATTGGTGTAAAATAGTTGATGAAGATTGGTATGCAAAAACACACGAAAGATATTTTGAAAAAGGTGCGGATAAATCGTTTGGTTGGATGCGTGTTCCTAGACCTGCTCCTTTTGATGTTATTACTATGTACATGGGTAGTACTCATGTAGTAAATCATTGTGCGTTGTATGTTGATATGGCTAAGATTCTACACACTATGATTGATAAGACAAGTTGGATTGCACCTTATGGAAGATATTATGAACAATACACACACGGAGTATGGCGATGGATAGGTTTGAACAATTAGTAGATGAAATGAAAGCACATGCAGCTCGTGATTTTCCGCGAGAGTGTTGTGGTATTGTAACAAAAGACTATACATACTATCCATCAAAAAATGTAAGTGATAGTCCAAAAGATAGTTTTATTGTTGACCCTGCTAGTTTGATAGAACACGATGAAAACATTTGGGGCATATTTCACAGTCATCCAGGTGAAGAAGACCCTATCCCCTCTAAAGAAGATAAGCTAGGTGCTACTTTTGATGAGTATAAATATATTGTCGGTTTTAATAAAAAGTTTTACACATATTGGCTAGACAAAGATATAAATGTATTAAGATTTGATGAGTTTAAAAAGGAAATGTTAAATGGCGGTTCTTAAATTTCACAGTAGTTTGCATAAATATGTAACTAACCCAAGGTTAAATGTCTCACTAAATTCTTGTGATGAGGTAATTAATTATTTAAAAGGCACACAACCAAAATTAGCAAAATATATAAACAGAATATCAACGGGTAAAACTGTTGAAAATTTGATGTTATGTAATTCTAAAGGTAAGGTAATTACAAGAGAAGAGTATGTCCTCAAAAAACCTGCTGATGATGAAACTTTACATATTGTTCCTTGCGTGTTTGGGGGTGGTGGTAAGTTTGGTAGGATTATAATTGGTGTTGCACTAGTAGCCTTAGCCTTATCAGGAGCAATAGGCCCTGCCTTACCTGCCTTGCTTGGCACAGGGGGCGCAGCACCAGTTTCAATGGGGTTAGTTCAATCATTAGTGTTTGGAATAGGTGTATCTCTGACCATGGGCGGATTATCACAATTATTCACCAAAACACCAAAAGCAGCACGTATGGAAAACAAGTTTGATGGTGAGGCAAGACGTGAAAATGATATGTTTGGGGCTCTCCAAAATACAACAGATAGTGGAACACCAATTCCGCTTGTATATGGAAATATGAGGATTGCAGGACAGTTAATAAGCGGTTATTTAGATGTTTCTGAACATGGAAAAAATGATACAGTTAGTGTGAGTAGTAGTTTTGCTTAATAGACAATACATAGACCATCAAGGTAAAAAAGTACCTATGATATTAGGCGCTAAAGGCGGAGGATGTTTTCCTGCTGAAACCTTAATATCCATGTGGGATGGCACAGATAAAATCATAAAAGATATTACTGTTGGTGATATGGTTAAAGCATTTACCAAAACAGGTAAAATTGTAGCTGGCACTGTTACTGAAACTTTTCTTCACCCTGATGATGAGTTTTTGAAGTTAGAGCATTGGCAAGGTGACCTTATTCTTACTCCAAATCATTGGGTATTGTGTGAAGATGGGTTGTTTGACCAAGCAGGTAATAGACAAGAAGAACATGCTTTAATCACCGAGCACGGTAAGATTAGTCCAATCACAAAAATTGTTAAAAGTTATGATAGAGGTGCTTCTTATAACTTTACTGTTAAAGACCACCACACCTTTATAGCGGATGGAATACGTGTTCATAATAAAGGTGGTGGTAAAGGTGGGGGCGGTACTGCTGCGAGCGGAACCGAAAGCCCAAACTCACTTTTTTCAACTGACATACTATTCGTTACAGCAGCCCTAGGAGAAGGGCCTATGTACAGAATAAATCCAAACGGTCCTCAAGACATTGAAATAAATGAAGGTAACATTGATGACCTAATAAATATTGATGGCGATGGACAAGAAAATAATGAAGTATTTAAAACATTAACAACAACTGGCACTACAACTCAACCACGTTTAGATGTTTTTGGCGAACAAGCTATTACTCCTCAAAACTTTTCAAGCAGTGTAATCCTTAAAAAAGGAAACATCGCTGGTGTGCCACAAAATCGAATATTCTTACAAAGCACAAGCGCAAATGCATGGGACGCCATAAAATTTATATTTTTGTGTAACAGTTTACAAGAGTCACGAAATAATGGTGATATTGTTGGGCAAAGTGTTGCTATCAAAATTACTGTGTTTAATAGCACAGGCACTACACAAATTACAACTGCAGAGCGAACTGTTAGTGGTAAAACTAACACCCCATTTAAGTTTAGCATAAATGTGCCAATACCTGAAGCAAGTAGAACATCTGCTGGTTATAAGTTTACTATTGAAAAAACAAATGATGACAGCGATAGCTCAAAAATACAACAAGATGTAAGGTCAGTAGGTTGGTTTGAAATAGAAAACAGACCACAAACCTATCCACGCACCTCAATGATTGGTTATTCATTAAAAGCATTTGCAGAACACACAGGAGGTGTACCGACTTTTACCAGTTTAGTTAAAGGATTGCTTATTAAAGTTCCTTCTAACTACAATCAACCAGTGTTAACAAGCGGAGAAATTGACTGGAGAGAAGTTGAATTACCTGAGAGCGGTGCTGATAGTTATGTGTCTAATGGATATCGATTACAAAATGCTCCTCAAAGTGTTAAGACCCTAATAAATCCTCAAATATACATAGGCACTTGGGATGGAACATTTATTTACAATTGGAGTCAAAACCCTGTTTGGATTATTTATGACCTACTAACGAATAAAACATATGGACTAGGAGTCCCAGAAGAGCATATTGACAAGTTTCAATTTTTTAAAGTAGCACAGTTTTGTGATGCATGTGATGCTGTAACAGGTAAGTTTGAAGGAGTTGCTGGTTTGTCTGATGGAACATTCAGACATAAACCGAGAGGTAAATTTACAAGTGTTCGCGAAAATCAATTTGGATTACGTGAAGGAACTGAGATAAAAGAAAGAAGATTTGTTTTTGATGGACAAATAACAGACCAAGGACCTGCAATAGATGTAATTAATAGTATTGCCGCTAGTTTTCGTGCTG